AGATGGTGAGAGAAAAGTGGAACGCAGATAATCAGAAGCTATTATCTGTATTTGGTACACTTAAATATAAGTGTAAGAAAACAAAGAAAGTCTATGATGGACTTGACCCAGAAGATATAGAAACAGATTATGAGAAGATATATGTCTGATCAATGGCATGGGGGAAAAGGTGATAAGCCTAGATCGCCCAACGATGAATTATATAGAAGCAACTGGGATCGTATCTTTGGAGGCATAGATTACGATTCACTAAAAGAGGAGAAAGATATGGCAACATACAGACCAAGACCTAAACCAAAGCCTAGACCTAGACCAACAGGGAAGTAAAGGATGATTGATCAAGTCGACTTATCAGACTTAGCATCTAATCAATTAATTGTGTATTACAATTATCTTAATGAACAGAAGTGTGAAGGATATGATTTACAAAAGAACATGCACACTATAAACAGAATAAAAAACAAATTAATTAACTCATCACTCTGTGGTGAATTACTTAGAAACTATGAGGGTAGATTATGACAGATATTACACCAATAGAAAAAAAGATGGGTACTACATGGAATAAACTTATAGGACATTTATGTTGCGAACCTTGTTACAAACATTTTGTAATGGCATTAGCACGTATAGAAGACCCATTAGAGGTTAGAGAAATACAAAATGCATTATTGTTTAAATCAAAGAAAAAGAAATTACCATTATTAGTAAATCAAATCTTTGATCGTAAATTCAAAATGTTAATGGAGAAAGAACATGACAACAAAAAAGAAACCAGTTAAGGGCGGCAGACAGCCAGGCTCTGGCAGACCTAAAGGCAGTGTCAATAAGATCACTGGCGAAAAGATTCTACTAGAGATTAGTATACAGTTAGGCAAACCCTTTGAACAATTATTAGCAGAAGGATATCATGCTAGTATCATTGCTGGTGATTTTACAGCACGTATAGCATACGAAAAAATGATATTATCAAAAGTCGTTGCAGACAAACATGAACTAGATGTTCATAGTATGGGTCAATCACTTGTAAACAATTTTAAGTTTACGCAACGTGAGTTACCTGATTATCAGAATGTCCCTGCTTTAAAAGTTATCGATGCCAAAAGCAAATAAAATAGACATCTCCTTATATGGAGAACAGTCTACTATCATGCATGACTGGCTAGAGTCAAATAAACATTGCATAGACATTGTGCCTGTAGGTAGTGGTAAAACATTCTTGGCCGCTGTCGCATTACCTTTGTTTGCGAGTGATGAAAGATATCATAAAGGCAAAGACATTATCTATAGTGCCCCTACAGGTTCTATGATCAAATCACTTATTTGGGAACCATTAAAACAAAGTTGCATGGAAAACTTTGGACTCCGTGATGGTAAAGACATTAACAACTCAGAACTCACTATAAAGTTCCCAAATGGAGTGTTCATTCGATGCAAGTCTGCTGAGATGAAGGAGAATCTAAGAGGTCTAAACGTAGGTATGTGGGTAGCAGATGAAGCATCACTATACTCGCAAGAAACATTACAAGAGATTACAAACAGACTTAGACCTAGAGTAGGCTCACCTGATACACAAGGTAGATTGATTGTTATATCTACGCCCAATGGTAATGGTCCATTGTTTGATTTGTTTACACTAGCACAAAACAATCCAGACAAATACATTGTCAGACATTTAAACTACAAGCAAATGCGTAGTGGTAACTTAGACTTTATCGAAGAACAAAAACGAATTATTAGTCCTCTTAAATTTGAACAAGATTATATGTGTAGTTGGGAGTCAGTTACTGATCAGTTCTTTTATACATTTAACAGAGCAGTACATAGTAGAGACGTGTTCGATAGATTAGGAGATGTCTATACGTTTCACGACTTTAACAAAAAAGTTATGTGTGCTGTAGTTGCACAAGTAACAAAGCCTAACAGTAACGACGGTACTATGGAGATACTTAAATCTTATGCTATCAAAGATTGTGGTACAGAACAATTAGCACAACAGATACGAGAAGATTACCCTAGACGTAGAATCTATTCTGTAATCGACATGACAGGTGCACAAACAAACCGAGACACAACATCTACGTTTGGTGTCACTGATAGAATCATACTTGAGAAGTATGGCTTTACTATTATTAATAGTAAGCGAGTCAACCCATTAATCTCAGATACAGATAACTCTAGTAACGCATTTATAAACAGAGGTGGATTAACAGTTAGTCCATATGACGTACAACTTATAGAAGCATTACAGTCATATCATTTTACTGATGGTACACGTAAGAAGTTAACAAAATATACTGATGCAAAGTATTCGCATATTGACGGACTAGGTGATTCTATTAGATACGGCATACATCATTTGTTTCCTATTCAGCATGACAGTTGGGCAGGCGCAGAATACTTAGGCAGTGATGCAAGAATGCAGGCCTACAATAGACCAGGCATAGAACATGAACCATATAGTCCTTTATATAAAGGAGGACCTACATGGGAAGATATCATGGGTAAACGAGATAACGAATCAGATCATGTTATCTGGTAGTTATACTTTAATTACATAAAAAAAGTTTAAGTATAAATACAATATATGAGTGAATTTGATACGCAATATGATAACTTAGATAGTCTGCCAGACTTAGAAAAAAAGATGACACGTTATAGTAAACTTCTTTTTGATTTATCACTACCTGATCAAGTTAACAGACATGCACACACATACGAACACTATAAAAAACAATTGATTGCTCTTGTCTATGAGTATAGAGGAATGAAGGGCACGAATAAATTAACAGAAAAACTAGACACGATGATTGACAAGATTGAAGAATTACGTGATATAGAATTAAAAAAACGAGAGGAATAAAATGGCTACTAGAGGATACGAAAGAACACCAATAGAAGAACGTTTATACAGTAAGTGTAAACATAACGAAGTTACAGATTGCTGGGAATATCAAGGTGCAGTAAACAATATCGGTTACGGTATGATTAGAGATACTGATCACAATGGTATGAGAACTACACATAGAGTATCTTATGAAATACATAAGGGAAACATACCCAAAGGACAATGTGTATTGCATACATGCGACAATAGAAGATGTTGCAACCCAGATCATTTGTGGGTAGGTACGCACAAAGAAAACATACACGACATGATTAGTAAAGACAGACATAATCATTACGGTTGCAGAAGTAAAATGAAATGCGATCATTGTGACATGGTAAGTATACCTAGTCTAATTAAAAGATGGCACAATGATAACTGTAAATTTAAAAAGATACAATAAAATATAAATACTTAGTTATTACTATAAATAATGTATTCGTAGGAATCAATATATGAAGTCAAAAGACCTTCTCGCACAAAGTCCTTTATATGCCGCTATGTTACCTCAGATGTTGAGTTATCAAGTTTCATATCTAGGAGGATTACAATTTAAAAGACATGTACGCAGAAAGCGTCCATCAGAAGATTCAAATTTATACTTAGATGTAATTGAGAATACAGTTGCACAACCTATTTGTCGTTATATCGTTGATACGATTAATGACGTAGTGTTTGAGCCAGGTATAAAACGTGATCTTAAATTTGCTACCCCTCAAGGTACAGCAATCAATCCAGACAATATAGAATGGGCACAACTTTTGTTACTAGATGCTGATCTACAAAACAGATCAATGAACGCATTCATGGAGAACGTAGGCGATCTAACTTCTATCTATGGACAGTGTTGGGTCTTTGTAGACATGCCACAAGAAAGCGAAGGCAACTTAGGCAGACCATATGTCGTAGCAATCAATCCTATATCAGTATGGGACTGGGACTATGAAATTTATGGTGGCAGACCTGTACTTAATTACTGTAAAGTATTAGAGAACGAAGACGATAAGTGTTACTACTTAAAATGTTATCACTTAGGCACAGAAGATTATCCTTCTTATTGGATAAGTTACAAGATTAACAAAACATCACAAGAAGACGAAGAAGCAGAAATAATCGGTGAAGGCACATACCCAGAAGGAATGGGTATACCAGGATTCATGGCATATGCTAAGATGGATCCAAGATCAATAGACTACGGTATCTCAGATATCGACTCTGCATCAGATGCAATGCGTGAGTACTACAAACTAGAATGTGATGCTTACACATCTATTCAGTTTGCTAAGACTTTAATCAGAGCAGACAAAGGTGTTAGTGTTCCTGCACAAGCAGGATCAATTGTTAGAGCAATGCAGGGTCAGTTAGAGACTATCCCTGTTGATACTGGTGATGTAACTAAGACAATGGAAAAACAAAAAGAAGTTTTAGATCAAATAGAAAACTTGACAGGCTTAGGTGGATTAAGAATGTCACGTCATAATGTACAATCAGGTATTGCTATTATTGAGGAACGCAAACAACTTCACAGAGTTGCAAAAGCGAAAGCAAGACTTATGGAAGTTGCAGAAGAACAAATCTTTACATACGCCGCACGTTTTATGAACATGCGTTGGGCAGGTGAAGTTATGTATGCAACTGACTATGATGCACATGACACAAATTATAGAATTGCTGTTTATAAAGAAGCAAAAGCATTAGTACCAGATAACTCAATGGTCAATGACATGATAACAAAAGACATCATTGCTATCTTAGCACCTGATGAATCTATTGCTCAATATGAACAAGCATTTATTGACACAGTTACTGATCCTGCTATGAAGCAGTTAATGACTGATGACAACGAAAGAGTTTTAAGCCGTGATTTACAATCACAAATCCCTGAATATAATGATGATTATGAAGGGGAAAGTGATGGTGATGAAAGTTTAGAAGCATATGATGGCAGTGGCCCTGGGAGACCAGTAGCAATACAAAACACTGGACCATCATACGAAACACAACAAGCAATTGCTGTGCAACTTAACGGACAGAATACTGGACGTTAAATACAATAACAATCGAATCGTTTATTACGTAAAATAGGAGAATTTAATGATTGATGAAAATATCGGTGGCAACGAACAAGCCCTGCAAGAAGATGCAGTAGTAACTAATGACAATGGTGTTAATAGTAATGAATCTTCAAGTGACAGTACAGTTAATCCTAGTGCTATTCGTAAATCGCAAACTCAAGGTATTTTAAATGCATTGAGTAAAGCATCAGGTACGAACTTAGGTTCAGTCGAAGATGCAGTGCAATTTATAGCACAACAGAAGTCTGTACAGACACAAGCCGGTGGCAACGTAAAGCCAATGGAACAACGTCAACCTGAAATGCAATCGACTCGTTCGGTTAGCAACAATGACTTGCAAGAACAGTTTCAAAAATTACAGTCAGAGTTATCTTCTAAAGAAGTAGCACTGAAAGGTAAAGAACTTGAATCTGATATTATGCAATCAATGGGTGATCGTTTTGATTCTGAACTTTCAGAGTATGCTATGCAGAAAGTTAAGTCTAACATTCAATGGAATGAAGATAAAACTTACAGCATTGTAAACGCTAAAGGGCAAGAACGATACGGATCAGACGGAGAACCATTAACGTTAAAAGATTTAGTTAATGAAGTAGCAACAGGTAACCCAAAGTTACTTAAGCAAAATTCATCAACTCAATCTGGTTCTGGATTAAGACCAGGACAGAGTAAATTTGCAGGAAGCGATTTAGACGCCATTCCTGACTATTCTCGTAACCCTGCTGAATTTAAGCAATGGAAAATGAGAAATGGTCTAGGTAAAGGCATTGGTCTAAAAGGTCTTGGTGTAAGTGTCTCTGATTCTAGTCCTAAACGGAACTAATTTGTTTAAAGCCAATTATAATATTTTTAAAGGAGATTAATCATGGCATACGTATTAGGCGGAGCAAACAATGAAGCATTTGGCTTCACAACCGCAATAGCAAACTTCGCATTGGAAGCAATGCATGAGTCACAAGGACTTGTAGATTTTACAAGAGTAGTGGCTCCAAATCAGGGTGATACATACCTAGTTCCAAACTTTGGTGCTATCACATATCAGGACTACGATCCAAACGCCGCGCCTGGAACAGGTTTCGGTGCAGGTGGAGCAGTAGAACAAAATCCAAACCTTGCACAGGGTTCAATTCAAGCAACACCAACAGTTGCCGCAACAGCATTTGACGTATTCTATTCATGGACTACATCATTTGAACTTGCCGCTACTATCGGTGAAGAACTTGGTGGATCATATGGTGAGAAAGTTGACCAAAGAGTGTGTTTAGCATTCCAAAGTTTCAAAGCAACTACACAGAATACTGTAGTAGTCGGCTCTGACGGCTTCAACCAAATGGTATCATTAAGTGCAATGGAATTAGCAGAAGCAGATACAGCAGGTGCTGTAGCGGCTGACTCTGAGTTCTATGCAAACACAGTGTTAGGTCTTGTACAGAACGTCAAGCAAAACTATGTTGTTGCTAAATTACCAGGAACACCAATTATTGTTTTAGATTCTAACGGATCATCAACAGCAGGCGGAACAGGTAAAAGTGGTTCATCAATGATCAGAGCATTATCTGAACTATCTGGCGGAGCAATTCAAACTGCACCAGGCCAAGGTGGATCAGCAATCTCAACATTGGGTGAAGAACTACTTGCTACAGGTACACTAACTAACCTATATGGTTGTAGAGTTATCTTTAGTAACTTCTTAACAACAATTTTAGCCGGTGCAGCCGGAGCAAGACTTATTAATGGTGTTGCACAAACTTGTTTAATAGGATCTTACTTCCATGAAACTGCTATCTTCACTGTTCTAAAAGAAGGACTTCAAGTGAAAATGGGCGAGAAACCAGGTGGACTACAAATGTGGTTAACAGGACTTGCTTATATGGGTGCAGGTGTCGCTGACGTAAGACGTGGTGGTTCAATTAATATTGCACAGTCATAAGTTAAATTAAATTAGTATAGGAATAATATAATGTCAGTACCGTTTCAAAGAATATCAAATGCTACAGTAGCAGATATCATTTTTTATGATCCTTCTGCTGAACGCCGTGCATCTCAAATGCAAATCGATTGGGACACTTACTTTAATGTAGGGTCGCAAGAAATCTTGTATACACTTGAGTTTGGATGGTGGCCTGCATATTGTGACACTGTAATGGGAGCGACACTATACTCTAATTTACCTAATGGTCAAATGATCTCAGCATTCAATCCAAATCTTTTAATTAAGAATGATCAAACATTAATCAGACTCGATACTTTTATGGCGACTAAAATCTTCTATGAAAGTATTGTTTCTGATACTAGTAACGTTAACTCTGTTGACGCCGCTAACTATGGTCATGCTTTAGAAAGATACGAGAGAGAATGGGAGAAAGCCCTACAGTTAATGAATTTTTATGATTTAAATCAGGATGCCCCTGATGGACCAACTACTAAGTTAGAAGAAAACTGGACAGCAGATCCAGACTATTTTAACAACAATAGGAGATGGTTCTAAGTGGCATTGTCTAATCTACCACTAGTCGACAAAGCAAAAGTAGTAACATACTTAAAAACTGTTGCGAAAATACAAGCACCAATCATAGAAGTGTCTAGTACTTTCCCTTCAGAAGACGATAACATTGCGTATGGTCTTTATGTTGACGATGTGACAGATAATGGCAGATCAATAAATCAGTTAGGAGTACAGAGTTGTGCATCTATGTACAACGCAGAAGATCAATTTAATATACTTTATATAAGTTTTCAAGGAGATCCTCAAGCACCTGTAATTCTTAATTCAATTAACGATTTAGCGGCCAACGTTAATTTCTTTGATGGTTATACATCAGTAGAATTTGACAGAGACGTGACTATAGGTCAAAGAAGTGAAATACACAACTATACTTTTACTTTAACTAGACTTGAATTTAATAACGCCTACCAATCTTAAAGGAGACAAATCATGGCATACTTAACAGTAAACACACAAGGTACGCATCCTCATATGTATCTTTCAATAGACACTACTACTTTATTTGACGGAACTAGTTCCGCCTCATGGGTAACTACTGAAGAAGCATTGGATGTTACTTGTTTACAAGACGTAACTGTAAACAACAGTACAGGTATATTTTCATGGGTAGATTTCTGCTCAGAAGATATGAATAAAGTTACAACCCCGGCAGACAACTCTATTTCAACGAATATGGTTGTTGATCCAACAGTATTTTTTGGTGATAGCACAGCCACAAATCCATCAGCATTATTTTCTGGTGTGAATGGCTTATCAGCAACTAAAACTCAGGTTCAATGGGTACTTGTAATGAACGGTGACGCAACAACTCCAACAGTTGGCGCACATTGGTATAGAGGACTTGGATTTATTACATCCATCGCTCCTACTGTATCTCCAGACTCACCAGTTTGGATCTCACCAATGGAAATCGCTGTAACAGGTGATATGACAACCGGTACTATTGCTAGTTAATAACTTGTAATAAAATCAGATCGCAAAGACGCTGGAAACAGCGTCTCTGCTTTTTAACAATTTAACTCAAGGAAAACAAATGACAAATTCACACGATGTCTGGTTAAAAACAGACGAAGACAAACTTAGATCACTAATCAGTGATGAAGCAAAAATGATGCCCATGTTAGATAACATGCTGGCAACAGTTCGACAACTCAAAGCAAAACAAGCATTTAGACTTGCACTGCTTAATCAATTACTCGAAGATTTAGGCGAAAACGGCCTGACTAAATAGTAATACAACAACTTAACTTAAAGGAAAACAAATGAAACTATCAGAAATTACAACAAAACCCCAACTAATCGAAGTACTCATAGAGGACGAAGACACCGTAAAAGAATTCGGTGAGCCTTTATCTTTCTACACATGGGATAGACAGCCTATGGAAGTCTTCATCAAACTTGCAAACTTAGCATCAAATATCGAAAATCAGAATCCTAATATAGGAGATATGATTGGTGTTGCTAAGTCACTTATACTTGATGAGAAAGGCAAAGAGATTATTAAAGATGGCACTATGATGCCAACTAATATTTTGATCAAAGTCGTTCAAAAGGTCACCGAAAGTTTGGGAAAGTAACATCTGACAGCATTGATATGAAGTCCATGAAAATGAACTCAATCATGCAAATAGATGGAATAGGTAAAAGATACGGTCTGCTTCCAAGTCAGGTGATAAAAGATGCAGACACTTTTGATTTGTATATAATGGATGCGGCCATGTCGTTTGAACATTATCATAACAAAAAACAAATAGATGGTAAGGCGCCTATACCAGATTATACAGACGATGAACTATTAGAGATTATGGGTAAATAATAATATGGGCATAAGGATCAACACAACAGTATTTGACAAACGCATGAAAGAACTTGCTGGTTTGCCATCATACTTGGTTGATGAGGCCTTAAAAATTACAAAAGAAAATACCCCTGTTGCATCAGGCAACGCAAGAAATAAAACAATTAAAAAAGGAAACAAAATTGTGTCTAACTATGCATATGCAGGTAGACTCAACGAGGGATACAGCAAACAAGCACCTCAAGGTTTCACTCAGCCAACAATTGAACAACTAGACGATAAAGCCTCAAAATACGTTAGGAAGATTTAATTATGGCACAAGATATTAAAGTAGCATTAACGTTAAACAATAAGCAGTTTAACAAGGGTCTAGCCCAAAGCGAAAAGAAAACAAAACAGTTTAGTAAAGAAGCAAAGTCAGGTGTCTCTGGTTTAACTAAAGCATTTGCTGGATTATTTGCAGTTATTGGTGTTGGAGAAATCATCAAATTAGGTGATGAGTTTACTAATCTTAATAACAGATTAAAAGCAGTAACAGGAAGTACAGATGAGGCAGCCAAAGCCATAAAACTTGTTACTCAAGTAGCCGCAGATTCACGGTCTAGTTTATCTGCTACGGCAAGTTTGTATGCTGATCTTGTTATTGCAACAAAAGATTTAGGTACTAGTCAAGCAGAAATTGCAGACATTACTAGAGTCTTTGGACAAACATTAGCAATATCAGGTGCTGATGCGGCGGCAGCCTCAGGTGCAATTAGACAGTTTGGTCAAGCACTAGCATCTGGTGTTTTACGTGGTGATGAATTTAACAGTATTGCTGAAAGTAACAGTGCATTTATGTTAAAGTTAGCAGAAGCATTAGGTAAGCCAATTGGTGCATTAAGAGCCCTAGCCAAAGAAGGCGCACTTACAGCAGACGTTATATTAGCGGCTACTCGTAAAATGAAAGATAGTGTTCAGTCTGATTTTGATTTAACAGCAGTTACAGTAAGTCAAGCATTTACTTCTTTAAGAAATGCTACTCTTGCTTTATTCGGTTCTATTGAATCAGAAACAGGAGTAATGGAAGGCTTAGCCGGAGCAATCGAAAAGTTAGCAAAATCTATCAATGAGATGGATGTTGGGAAACTAGTAGAAAGTTTTGACAAACTAGTTTATGCGGCCGGTCTGCTTATAGTAGTATTCGGTGCAGGCGGAATGTTAGGCATGCTAGGTAGATTGCAAGGTTCATTTATTGCAATGGGCACTACGGTGCTTAAAAACGGAAAAACATTAACTTCGTTTGGCATGATAGCAAAAAATACTAAGAGTTTACTACAAGGCTTATTAGGAGTAATTACTTTAGGCTTCAGAGGAGGCGGCGCTGGAAAAGCAGCCGCAGGTGGATTAATAGGTTCTCTAGGTAAAGTTCTTACTAACGTAGGCAGACTATTCATAAGATTCTTGGGTCCAGTAGGAGCAGTTATAGGAATACTAGAACTCTTAAGTTTTGCAACTAAAAAACTAGGTGGACCAGACTTTATGAAGGGTCCACGAGATGCTATCATTGACTTTAGTAAAGGTCTACTAGGGTTTGAAACAGCCGCAGAAAAAGCTACAAGAGAACTAGAAGAACTTAATCAAGCAGAAGAAGATGCCGCAGAAGCCGCAAAGAAAAAAGCGGCCGCAGATGCAAAAGCAGCCAAAGTTGTAGAAGATAAAATTAAACTTGAAAAAACATATGCTCATTTCTTAGGTGAATTAAACAAAAACATAATAAAAAATGTAAGAGAAGAAGCATTTAGATTACAAGCAATTGAGGAATTGACAGAAGCATACGACTCAGGATTAATGGGTATTGAGCATTATACTCAAGCCATGAAACTTCTTAATCAAAGTTTAATTGACGTAGATGAAAGATTAAAAGATGCTAGATCGGCTGTAACAGATTTCAATAATGAAATTGCAGAAGGCACAAATGATTTACAAAAAGAACTAGATCAATTAAACATGACTGCGTTTCAAAAATCACAAGATGATCTTAAACGAGACTTAGAAGAACTTAGAGATGAAACGTTAGCAGAGTTAAAAGATCAATTAATTGATTTAAAGCCAGGAGTTGATCAAACAGCAATTGATACTATTACACAACAAATGAAAGACGTATCAGATGCTACTGATGTTGCTATACTTAAACAACAAGCATTAGGACTAGCAGGATACAATGCATCACGTACTTTTGAACAAGGATGGAATGATGCATTAAATCAATTTATAGAAGATAGTACAAACGAAGCAGACAAAGCAAAAGCAATATTTGAGACGTTTACAAAAGGCGTAGAAGATGCATTTGTTAACTTTGCTAAGACAGGTAAGTTATCATTTAAAGACTTGCTTGACAGCATGGTAGAAATGCTTATTAGAAGTCAAATACAAAAACTAATGGGTACATTGCTAGGTGCAATGGGAGGCACAGGCGGAGGTGGAGGAGTCGGAGACTTCTTTAAATCTATCTTTGGACTTGCAAAAGGTGGACCAGCACAAGGTGGTAGACCATACATTGTGGGTGAAGAAGGACCCGAACTATTCGTACCAAAATCATCAGGTACAGTTATACCTAATGGACAATCAATGGGTGGTAGTACAGTTAACAATGTAACAAACATAACAAACGCAGTTAGTGCTGTTGATGCTAAATCAGTCGCACAATTGTTTGCTGAGAATCGTAAAATATTGCTCGGTACAGTGCAAATGGCACAATCAGAAATGCCGTACGGCTAAACAACAACTTAAAAAAGGAAAAACAAATGAAAATTACAAGCGACAAACAAGTACCATCAACAGGAACATTAAATGTTTTTAGTTTAGGTGCAATATCTTTAACATGGGGACACATGTTCTCAGAAATCTCACTGTGGTTATTACCACTTACATTTTTAATGTATGTGATTGGCTATGGTTCAGAGATAAGAAACGTAACTCAATTGCAAAGTTTCTCAAAGAAATAATAGGATTTACTTATGTCAGGTTTACAAACAATTATTAACAACTGTAATGGCATTGCTATTGATCGTAGAAAAGTTGTTGGTATACAAACAACACGAAACGAAGTACCTCGTACTTCAGAGACACCAACATTTCAGCCATGGCGTATGTCATTAGACATGCCTTCTAGTTTACGTTATGACAATGCAAGACCATTAATGGAAGCATTAGACGTACTAGACAGAAATACACCACAAGTAGTTACGTTTGGTAGTAATGCATGTCTATCTTGGATCTTTAAATATCAAGGAACTCTGAATCAATCACAAAAAAACGCAATAACAGTGCAATCATTTGTGGGTAATGTTCTTACATTAACTAATTTACCAGCAATTTCATCAACAAGAGTATTGTTTAAGCCAAATGATCTTATTCAGATTGGTAAAAATACATATCCTTTTACTTCTACTACAGAAATAACAAGAGGAACAGGGACAACAGTACAAGTTATTACACATAGACCTAATATTATTACAAGTTCAGTTGTAGGTAACACACTTAAGTACGGAAATGACTGTAATTTTTACATGTTTTGCCCTAATATGCCTATATATAAGTTAGTACCAGGTGGATATCAACAAAATAGTGCAGGTGTAACTACAAGTAACGCATTAATTGAGTTTAGTAGTTCATTTGATTTATACGAATGGGTAGGAGATGCATAATGACACAGAATATACCAGAAGTACAAAATACTAGTCAAATAAAATCAGCAGAGTTTGTAAAACTTACTATTTTTAACGATTATACTGATCCTACAGACACTACAGTCTATACATTTAGTAGTGCATACAAAGAAGAAACAATAGATAGTGTTGTTTACTTGCCTTTAGGTGGATTATTACAAGTCGGTGCACAAAACAGAGATTTAAGAGTAACAGCAGGTGACACAATTATATCATTATCAGGTATTGGGGCAGACAATATCTTTTTAGTACTAGGTACTAAGATCAGAGGTAGTGAAGTACAAGTTCAACGTGGGTTTTACAATGATGCAGGTATTATACAAACTGCATATAACAGATTTAGAGGCATTATTACATCATTTGGTATAACAGAAGATCGTAGTCAGCAAGATGATAACTTTACAGTTGCGGTTTCAGCCAGTAGTTACGTAAATGTATTATCTAACAGAATAGCAGGCAGAAAAACAAACAAAGAAAGTTGGCAAGTATTTAATCCAACAGATACAAGCATGGATCAAGTTTATAGTATCGCAGGTGTTAATTTTGACTTTGGTGGAGAATCAGATTCTAAAACAACTCTTGCTGGTGGCGGTGGCGGCGGCGGAGGCGGGAACAATCGCCGAAATCAACAACGATGATAGTACGTAAAGCAGATAAGTTTGATATAGACAAAGTTATTGATTTAGTCAAAAACTTTTATGATGGTGTAGAACTTGATCTTAAGAATTACGGTAATTTAGACTTAGAATATGTTAATAAATTATATCATCATATTATTTTAGGTGCAGGAACAGCGATTGTGGCTGAACACGAAGACAAATTAGTCGGTATTATACTTGCATTAAAGAATCCAAACATATTTTACCCTGATAAAACTGTTTTAAACGAATTATTAATTTATGTTGAGCCTGAACATCGCAAATCAAGTGCATGTTACAAAATGTTGTCAACATACAAGAAAATAGCAGAAGAAATGATAAAAAAAGAAGAAATTTCAACATATACAGTTACGAAAACTGAACACTTAGATCAAATTAAATTTGAAAAGTTAGGATATCGTAAATCAGAAGAAGTCTGGGTAGCAGGAGCATAATATGGCAATATTTACAATGGCGGCGGCATATGTAGTTGCGGCAATCGGTATTACAGGTACAGCGGCAACAATCTTTACTGCAATTGGCTCAACACTTCTATCTATTGGTGCATCTCGTTTGTTAATGAAACGACAAATGCGAGGAGGAGACTCAGGTGGTTCAGGTGGTGCAAGAATACAGTTACCACCAGCAACAGAAAATAAATTACCTGTTATTTACGGTAGTGCATACATAGGCGGTAGTGTTACAGACGCAAAAATTAGTTCTGACAACAAAACTATGTGGTATTGTGTTGCTATGGCAGAAGTAACAGACACAGGTGGTTATACTTTTGACACCAACAACATTTTTTACAACGGACTTAAAGTACAGTTTGGTTCAGAAGGCGTAGTTACTGGATTAATCAATAATACTACACCAGCAACGATTGACACTAAAATGTCTGGTCAAATTCGCATTTATTTGTTTCCAGATGGTGCAATAACACCAGGACAAAATACAACACAAACTGCTCAACAAATTATGCAAGATACAGAGATACCATCAGGTCAACGTTGGACATCATCAGATTTAATGAGTAAATGTGCATTTGCAATTATTAAAGTAAAATACAATCCAGAAAAAGGAACAACATCTTTAGGTGGATTAACTGCAAGACTTACAAACAGTTTAGATCAACCAGGTAGTGTATTTTTAGATTATATGCAAAATCAACGATATGGTTGTGCTATACCAACAGCACAAATTGATGCTGTATCTTTAACTAACTTAAACACATACTCAAATTACGATTTGCCTTATACAGGAGTTGGTGGAGGAGCGACAACACAAAAACGTTACAGAATTAATGGTCCTGTTGCAACAGGCACTGATTGTCTAAGTAATTTACAAATGTTAGCAGATAGTTGTGATTCATGGTTACAATACAGTGAATTCTTAGGTCAGTGGCGTGTTATTATAAATCAAAGTTATACAGATTATACAACTATAAGTGATTTATATCTAGTTGACGATAATAATCTTGTAGGTGGCATAAATGTTGCTCCTATTAATCTAAACGAAACATTTAATCAGTTAGAAGTTGCGTATCCAAATGAATCTATACGAGATCAGACTGATTATCAATTAATTAATCTATCAGACTATGCAGTTGGTTCTATGTCGCCTAACGAAGCCGTAAACAAGTTAGACGTAGACTTTCCTATAGTCAACACATCAGTACAATCAGTTTATTTAGGTGTAAGAAGGCTCTTACAGAGCAGAGAAGACATAATAATTACATTACAGTTAGATTATTCAGGAATACAAGTAGAAGCAGGAGATGTCATACGTGTTAAAAATAATGTGTATGGTTGGGACGTATTAAATGCAGGAGAAGGTAAACTTTTTAGAGTTGCAAACGTTTCAGAAGAAAAATACGGCGACGGCTCATTAGGAGCAAGACTTACTGCATTTGAGTACAATAATACTGTTTATGATGATTTTGCATTACAAGCATTTGAACCTTCTCCAAATACAGGTATTGTAAATCCAAACTTTATGGAAGTACCAAATGCACCTAGATTGTTTTTAAATAATAACAGACCAGATGGTGTCACTACACTAGAAGTTATTGGGCAAGTACCTAATTTAGGTTTGTTTACACATTTAGAGTTTAATTATGGTACAAATACTAATACTGATGCACATGCACTTTATAAACGCACAGAAAATGCTACAGGCAATCCCTTAACTGCTGATATAACTGCTGATCAAATATTGATTGGTCAACATTACACAATTAAAACATTGGGTACTACAAACTGGTTAAATATTGGAGCAGATGCAGTAGCTTTATCACTTGCCCCACTTTCTTTATTACAAGTAGGTAAACTTTATATTATTATTAGTTCAGGCACAACAAATTGGCAGGCTGTAGGTGCTGTTCTAGGTGTTTCAGGAGAATCATTTATTGCAACTGGGACAGGTGAGGGAACTGGTACTGCTATAGCAAAAGATTTTGTTGCTACAGGCGCAGGTCTTGCTGATAGTGAAGTGCATACAAGTTATAAGATAGAAATGAATGATTTACCAGATAGTGTTTACTTTTGGTCTGTTACTGCAAAAAATCAAACACAAGGTGTAACAAGTGTTGCAAGTTCTGCAATAGCATGGGACGGATCTGTTGTATCTGCTCCAATAACTACGACTATTTGTAATGTAAATTCATCAGGAACTACAATAACATGGACACCAGCAAATGATACATTGGCTGCTGGTGGTAGAGCAACTATTATTAGCGGTGACGGAGACTTTGTTGCATCGCCATTAACGTTTATTGCTACTATGACATCTAATGTTGAAGCAGAATTAAATCAAGCACCAAGTGTTGCTATTGTGAATGCGTGTGTAGAATTTAACTATTTTGATGCTAATAATGATCAAGGTGGTATAACAGGAAACTCAATACAGTCTAATACTATAACATATAATAATATGACTAGTAGCGGTGATATGTATGCACAGCAACGAATTTCAAACTACATTTATCAAACATCTGACGCCGGTAACACAACAGTTATTCCCCCAACAGATTTAACTACATATGGTTCACTTAGTACAATTAATACTAATAGACCAAAATATTTAAACACGGCATATTCAGGTACTACAAGTGATCTTTACCCTTATTATCAAGGAACAGCTTCTACGGCAGATGGATACCTTGCGAGTTCTACAGGATCACTTACTCCTGCATTGGCGGCTCAGTTAAATTTTACTAATGGTTTAAAAAACTTTTGGTGTATAGAATATAAACCATATGATGGTAACATACGTATACCTGTAGAAGAAAATGTATTGTGTGAATTTGCAGGCCAGTTTGTATCAGACGTGGATTGTACAATACAGTTTGGAGCCTTTGCTGTCTTTAACTTAGCGCCAGATAATATGGCTATGGATTCAGAATCTTTTGACACTTTTAATCTAAAAGCAAATCAACCAACTAGAATTGACTTAGAGAGAAAAACATCATTACAATCATCTGTACCAGGAGCTTTTAACGTAGGTACTGGATTTGTAATACGATTAATGACATCAGGTGCAAATGTTATTGCAATGCAAGGTGACTTTAACAACTATCGACTTAAGGGTGGAAACTAAGTCTATTATTAAAATATAAACTATGAATAAATACAACATTAACAGGAAACAATTATGAGTTTACTACTATCAGGCGCTAAAACGATCACCTTTGCCGGGACGGAGATGCAATGCCTAGAAATTTACACAGGCGAAGCATATACGATTAATTTAAATTTTACAGATTCGGCTGGCGCCGCTGTAGATATTTCTACATGGACTTTAGGAACAGAAGCAGGATTTTATTCTGTTGATACAGTTATATACAATGATGATTTAGGTCAAATCGATTTAGGTAACATTACATTAAGTCCTGATCCTCAACCAAGTACAGGTGTTGGAACATACAGTGCTGACCTCGCAGTTGCGATTGTAAACGGTGCTGGAGGCACAGCATATCTTTATGTCCCTAGTACACTTACTGGTGGCACAGGAACACCTGTAGCAACACCTATAGTACCTTTAGTACAAGGTAAATCAACACCTACAATATTAGTTATTGTAACAGTTACCATTGATCGTACAGATGCAACTAGTGGGAAAGTAAACAAATCAAAAGAACCATTAGGATTTATAGTTAGGTATCAATAATGTCAGCAATCAACGCAAATATAATAGTTGAGCCGATCACTTTAAATGTAACTGAAACCTCAATTACGCAAACAGTCACAGTAGATCCTATTAATTTAAGTGTTTTTACTTCAGCTGGTACTACTAATCCTCCTGGCAGTCCAAATGCATCTTTGCAGTTTAACAATGGTAACCTCTTTGGTGGATTAGCAAATGCAACTGTTTCTGGTGGTAATCTTACATTTACTAATCTTGCTAACTTAAAAATAGATGGTGGAGCAACAGGTTATCAATTAACAACAGATGGTGCAGGTGTTTTATCATGGACTCCAGGTACATCAGATCCTACTAAAATAGTAAATGGTACATCTAATGTAGAAATACCATCAGTAAATGGTAATGTTGACTTTACAGTTGCTAGTGCTAATGTTGCAAGAATGTATACTACAGGTGCCGCATACACAGGCTTTTTAGCAGTTAACGGAAACATTACAGCAAAAAATAATATTGAAGTCGAATCAGGTGCAGAGTTTGCAGGTGATGGTAATAGTATACAATGGGCAGATGCAAGTAATGTTGCTATTAATGGTGGTGTTAATGGATATGTTTTAGGAACAGATGGAGCAGGAAGTCTTAGTTGGGTAGCACAAGGTGGTTCCGGCACAGGTAATCCAGGTGGTTCTAACACAAACGTACAGTTTAACGATGCTGGTTTGTTTGGTGGTAATGCAGGATTTACATTTAATAATGTATCAGGTCTTGTTAATATGCCAGGTGGTTTAGTAGTTGGTAATGATATTACAGCACCGGCCGGGCTTTTAACTATTAACAGTGCTAATATTGCAGGTAACATTTTAGTCGGTGGAACTACTACAATACAACAAGCCCAAGAAAAAGTAGACTTAAATGCTACACCAGCAACAGGTACAATTAATTTTAATTTATTAGATCAAGCAATTGTTTTGCAAACTGCTGATGCAACTGCTAACTTTACTCTTAACTTTAGAGGAAACGCAACAACTACTTTAGATACTATTATGTCTGCAGGACAAAGTATGACATGTACATATATTAATGAAAATGGTATAACTCCATTTACATTGTCTGGTGTAGAAATAGATAGTACATCACAAACAATCGAATATTATAATAATATACCCCCTGGCATAGGAACAACAAACGAAAAAGATTATTATACATTTAATATTATCAAAACAGCATCAGCAACATTTACAGTATTGGGTACAACTGGAAGTATTGTCTAAATGCCTATTATTAGTTCATTAGGGGCACTTGCATATCCTAAAGCATCATTTGTAACATTTGGTGCAGGGCGAGGTTATATGTTGGCGGCGGCAGGATCAATTCAATCTTTCAATAGAGCTGGTGACAATGGCAATTCATTTGATGCTAGATTTAGTAGTGTAGGTGCTGATAGTTCAGGTAATATGTACATTCAAGGTTGTCAGATACCTTCGGGCCCGTTATTAGTAGACGGAATTGCATATCCTATTCAAGTAGATGATACTGATGCATCACCTCAATTTGATTTTTCAAAAGCTCTGACTCAAGGGTTTGGAGCAATTACAACTACAGGTAATGATACATTTTATCCACAAGATGTGTATGTAAGTGGTTCTGGTTCTCAGGCAATATTTGCTAATTATGCAGACAAAACAGCCGCAGGATCAGGCATTACTGGTTTAGACTTTGGATCAGGGACTTTTCTTAGTGGAAGTAGACTTTTATACAATTCAGGTAAAGCAAATTTAACTGATATGATGGTATTATCATATTCAAAAAATACTAATAATAGTAATACTGAAATGTATGCATATGGTCATAATGGAGCCGAGTCTGGAAGAATATATACAGGTACTTTTAATAACTTGTTTGCTAGAAATGGTGTATCATGTACAAATGATGCAGGTGTAACAATAATGGCTTGTTTTAATTCAGGTGCAAACAAGTATTACTTAGGTAGACCACAGCAATTTGCAGGTGGCACAACGTGGTTATTTGAAACAAATAGTCTTATCAAAGATATAGATTGTGATGATGATTATGTTTATGTATCATGCAGTAACGGAGAGGTTGCAAAAGTAGATATTGTAACTGGAAGTGTAGTAACGTCATATGTTTTTACTCAATATGGTCAAGGACGATATATCAAGGTAGCAGACGATGGTGATGTATATCTCTGTAATACTGGTGTTAGTAGATTAGATAAAAATTTAAATATGCAATGGAACTACGAGGTTAAGTTTCAATATTTCCCTGCTGTTGCTGTCGGTCCTGTATCTGCCGGTACAAATGGATTTACTGTCAGAGATAATTTTATTTACATGTTAGGATCAAATGCTGTATACGGTTTATTTGGAGTTAAGATACCATCTGACGGCACATTAGTAAGTCCTGCGGCATGGAATTTTGGTACTGGACAGGCGTATAATAAATTTGAAACGATTGCTTTACCTGGAAGAACTGCAGGTACTTTTACTTTAAGTACACTTACAACCTCAGATATTTTCTGTGCAAACGTTGGTACTTTAACACCTACTACTAAAACTGCTCAATCAGTATCTTCAACAGGTATTGTAACAAGTAATCAAGCAATAGGATAGGATATAAATATAGTATATGGCATACTTTAATTTTACAGAACACATGTTAAAAGCAAAAGCAATTAATGAAAAATTGCGTAACACTGATAAAATTATTACTTCTTTAATGCAAGACGATTGCACTACGCATGAAAATACTATCAGACATTATTATAACCAGTTAAACGACTTAACTTGTAAAGCAAAACGAATAGAAGCACTCACTCAAAAATACTTAAGCATATCAAAAGATCGACTAGAAAATTTTTAAGATAGCATAAATACAATATTAATAACTCAATCTACTTCATGCGAGACAGCAGGTAGAAGATGCGAGACAGCATAGGAGAAGCACATGGCTAAATTCAGCCAAAACACACTTAATCAAGTAGCTGGATTTGATGGTCAAATCTTAGCAGAAAACCTAGTATACAATCAAAAAGACTTTTGGAACTTTGCATGGGCAGATACAACTACAACGAGTGGTTGGACTACAAGTTCAGGACCTATTGATTTAACAGGTGTAACAATAGATGCTCAGATCGTAAGACGAGCAATCTCTAATTTCAATGACAGCAGAACAGGTCTTAACTTTAAAATACAAGATTACCCTGCTGTACCTTTAATACAAACAATCACTGCTACGAGCGCCGTAGACAACATGATGACATGTACATCTACAGAAGAACTATACTTAAATCAACCTGTACAATTTGCAGGCACAGTGTTTGGTAGTGTAGCAATCAACACAACTTATTTTATAAAAGAAATACCTACAGCAACTACGTTTAGTATTTCAGCAACATCTGGTGGAGCAACACTTGTTTTGTCAACAGCAACTGGTTCTATGTCTATGAACAAAATAGACCCTACTCCAGTTTCATTAACAATTAGTAACAGAGTCGATGCATCTGGTCAATTTACAATGACTATAGATGATGCAACATGGGGAGTCATTACAGGTGACCCTGATTTAGACATAAATGCTACAGAGCCAGCATGTTTCTCAGGTAGACTTAAATTATCTTTTCCAGCAGTAGTGATTGGTGCAACAACGCAACCAGCATACGATCAAATCGTGTTTCTACTATTTTTAATTAATTCAGACGGAGTGGTAAACTACTAATGGCAACTCAAATAAAAGTAAATTCTTCAACAGGTAACATAACAGTACAACTTGGTAGAGGCGTAATAGGGCCTTCTACTACTGCTAATGTAGCAAACACAGCATATAATTTAGATGCCGCAGGTACTCCTAACGTAGTTATTGGTGGTGGTGTAAACGGATACGTTTTATCAACAAACGGTGCAGGTGTTACATCATGGGTAGCACAAACTGGTGGTGGTGGATCTGTCCCTGGTGGAGCAAACACACAAATTCAGTATAACGATGCTGGAACAATGCAAGGTGACACTACATTTACCTTTAACAACACAACAGATGTTGTGAGTGCTAGTCACTTTAGTGGCGAAGCAGGTAACTTATCAAATATACAAGGAGCAAATGTATCTGGTGCAGTAGCAAACGCATCACATGCAGTCATTTCCAATAGTGCGAACTTAGTTGCTGTAGCAAATGTTACTGGCATAGGTAACATTGCTACGGTCAATTTAGACGGCAATGCCGCAAACTTTTTAGATGGTACTGGTAGTTTTGGACCAGCAGGCGCAGGTAGTCAAACACTAGCAGACGTTCTTACTACTGGTAATACATCAAGTGGTACAGGCATTACTATGTCTACTACTGACAAAATTTCATTTAACGATGCACAAGTAAATGTACATTCAAGTTCAGATGGCACACTTAACGCAGATGCAGACGTTGAAATACAATTACAAGCACCCTATATCGATCTAGCGGCCGCTAATGTAAACATGGACGGTAACTTAACCATCACAGGTATGTTTACTGGAGATGCCGGTGGAGCATCAAACATAGTAGGCGCAAATGTAACAGGTGCAGTACCATTTGCAACAACAGCAAACGCAGTTGCTTTAGCAAACGTTTCTGGAGCAGGTAAT